ACATCAAGTCAACATAAGTTACGGATTTTTGTTGTCCAATTCTGTGTGCTCTGTCTTCTGACTGTAATCTTTTTTCGAGGTCATATCCATTAGAATAGTAAATAACGGTGTTTGCGGCCGTTAAAGTAATGCCATAGCCGCCCGTAGCCGGCGTTCCAACGATAAACCGACACTTAGGGTCGGACTGAAATTTCTTAATATTACCTTGTCTCTCATCTTGAGGAGTTAACCCATAATAGTCAACAATGGAGCCCGGACCATGGACCTTAGTAACTTCTTTAATTATGTTAGTAATATCATATTGATAATGAGCCCATATAATGGCTTTGCCTTCTGTTTCCTCTAAAACATCCATTAATTCAGTAATTCTATTGTTTTTAATAGGTTGAGTACTTCCATCATCAGCGGTAAAATGACCACACGTAATCTGCTGTAATCTCATGAGTTGAGTTAACGCATTAACTGTACTGGTAACTTTACCATTTAAAGTAGCCAATGCTTCTTTTCTCATTTGATCATATAATTTTAATTGGTCAGGAGTTAAAGTAATGTTTCTTTTCATGTAGATTTTATCTGGTAAATCAAGGCAATCTTCTTTTAAAACCCTATAAGAAAAAGGTTTTAGTTTTTCAGACAATTCACCTAAATTTTTAAACCCAGATACTAATTGTATTTGACGACCCGATATATTAGCAGTTTTCATAATAGCATATCTCATTCTAAATGAATAATAAGACTCATGACCTAGTAAATAAGGATCTAAAAAATAACATTGAGTAAATAAGTCTAAAGGATTTTTAGTAACAGGAGATCCTGTCATTACTCTTCTATAACGTGCCAGATTAGAAAGATCTATAATATTTTTAGTTCTTTTAGCTTTAGGGTTTTTAATGGTAGTAGACTCATCAATAGCTATTAAAGGCCTATGTGAATTCAAAAATCTAGTAGCAAATTCTACTCCCTTAGTTGTAGAAAAAGCTTCTACATTCATAACTAAAATGTGAAGTTCTTCCCCTACTTTTAATATTTCATCTAAAGATTCTTTTTGTTTTTTAGTTATATTGGCCTGCCATAAAGTAGTCACATTCTCAATGTGACTAGGTAAATGAGTAGGAATTTCTTGATTATACCAAGTACCTACTACACCTTTAGGTGCAATAATTAATGCGCCATTTACTTTACCTTTATCATAAAGCATCGCAAGGTTATCTATCAATACTTTTGTTTTACCTGTACCCATTTCCATAAAGTAGGCATAGTTTTCTCTATTCCATGATTTTTCTAACGCAGTTAATTGATGCGCGTAAGGCTTAGTCTTAAATTTATAGTGCATAATATTTTTACTTTCTAGTTGACAATATAATTCTTAATCACTATATTGTCAAGCATGAAAGAAGAAAAAATTAATTATAATGACATATCAAATTTAGGTAAAATACCTAATGTATACGTTATTCAGGAAATTCCTGGAACTAAAGATGGTAAACCAAAAATAAATATTATTGGTGCATCTCAATATGGTAAATTAAATTTTTTATTACCAGAACTATCTCAAATTATTTTTTCTCCAGGTCCTTTAATTTTTAAATTAAGAGAGAAGTTAAAAAAATTTACTCAAAAAGATTATTTACTTTTAACTGGAGATCCAGCAATAATTGGAGTAGCATGTTCAATAGTATCTGACATGACTAATGGTAAATTTAATCTTTTAAAGTGGGATAAACAAGAAAGAAAATATTATCCTATTGAAATTAATCTCTACGAGAAAGGAAAAATAGATGAGTATTAAACAGAGAATAAAGCTGCCCGACTTTGAGGCAGATCAACAAAATGTAATGAGTAAGACTGAAAATATTCAGTCACTTGCAGACCAAGTTGAGAGATTAGAATCTCTCCAAACTAGACTTAATCTTCAAGAAGAAAACTTAAAGAACACTAAAAAAGAATTAGAACATTTATCAGGAGAAGTAATTCCAACTATGATGAGTGAGATGGGTTTAGCCCACCTTAAACTTATGGATGGATCTTCTGTGGATGTTAAGCCGCACTATAGCGCTACAATTACACAAGCGAATAAAGAAGCGGCGTTTAACTGGCTTCGTAATAATGGACTAGGGGATATAATCAAAAACGAGATACTCGTGTCTTTTGGTCGCAACGAAGATAACAAGGCAGCTGATTATGCTGCTCTTGCAACAGAGCGTGGGTATCAACCGACACAAAAGTTGAAGGTTGAGCCCATGACTCTCAAAGCGTTAGTCCGTGAGCGTATAGAGGCAGGTAAAGAAATGCCAACGGAAATTTTCAACATATTTGTTGGAAATAAGACTACAATAAAAAGGAAACAATAACTATGAACCAAGTAGCAACAAAAAAAGAAGGAGCATTATCTACAAATTTATTTGAAGCTGATGCAAATCAAGGGGCTCAAAACATATCGCAAGAAGATCTTGCGTTACCTTTCTTAAAAGTTTTGGGACAATTATCTCCAGAAGTCAACAAGACTCATGGAAAATATGTCGAGGGCGCAGAACCTGGCAAGATAATCAACACTGTTACTAATGAACTGTATAGCAACATAAATGTTATACCGGTCTTTTATAAAAGACAATATATAGAGTGGCAAGATCGTGGAACAAGCACTGGAGCACCAGTTGCAATTCACGAAGCAGATAGTGATATTGTGAGTACAACTACTCGTGATAAATCATACAAAGATAGATTACCAAATGGTAATTATTTAGAAAATACTGCTAGTCATTTTGTTATATTAATGGGTGACAGTCCAACCACAGCTTTAATTTCAATGAAAGCTACTCAATTAAAAGTGAGTAGAAAATGGAATTCAATGATGATGGGTATTAAATTACAGGGTAAGAACGGTTTATTTACACCGCCAACTTACAGCCACATTTATAATCTAAAACCTGTTCAGATGTCTAATGACAAAGGAACATGGTTTGGATGGGATGTGTCAAAGATTGGTCCTGTTACTGATAAATCTATCTATGACATAGCTAAGAATTTTGCTGAGAGAGTAGGCAAAGGCGAAGTTCAAGCTAAACATGGATCAGAAGAAACTTCAAGTACACCATACTAAAGAATCCTAGGTAGTGGGCGTCTAAGCGAGAGTGGATACGCCCACTTTTAAATTTTATGTCGGTAGAAAGTTTTAAAAATATATTCCAGGGATTAGAACGTGCACGAGGTGTCACTTATGTGGACAAGAAGGGCGCGGACGGAGAGAAGATAAAAGGTAAATCTTTTATCTTAAGAGAAAGAGTTACAGAAGATCTTTGGCAAAAACACTTACAAGGGACTGAACCAAGTCTTGGTATTATTCCTATTAATGATGAAAACAAATGCAGATGGGGATGTATAGACATAGATTCCTATGCAGGTTTTGATCATAAAAAATTAATTAACAAAATTAAATTATTAAAATTACCACTAGTAGTATTTAGATCTAAGTCTGGTGGTGCTCACGTATTTATATTTACAACTGTACCTGTTGAAGCAAAATTAGTAAGAGATAAACTCTTATCTATTAGTGCAGTATTAGGATACGGTGGATCAGAAGTATTTCCAAAACAAATAGAATTAAAATCTGAAGAGGATACAGGAAATTTTTTAAACTTACCATATTTTAATGGGGACGACACAACCAGGTATGCTTTTCTGGAGAGTGGAGAAGCCTCGAGTATAAGCGGTTTTTTTGGTTTATACGAAAGAAATAAATTAACACCAGAACAACTAGAAAAATTAGAAGTTAAAAGACCAGAGTCAGAATTTAGTGATGGACCACCATGCATAGAATCTTTAACACAAACTAAACTAGAGGATGGTAGAGATAGAGTTATCTATCAATTTATACAATACGCAAAAAGAAAATGGCCAGAAGATTGGGCTAAAAAAATAAATCAATTTAATTATTCGTACTTCAGCACACCATTAGAAGACAAAGTTATTCAAGATAAAATAAAATTTCATAGCAAAAAAGATTTAGGTTTTAAATGTAATGAAGAACCAATGTGCAATCATTGTGACAAAGCATTATGTAAAACTAGAAAGTTTGGAATTAGCGGAGAGTCTGTGTTTCCTGCATTAACAGATTTACAAAAAGTAGAATTAGATCAACCATACTATTGGGTCAACGTAGATGGTATGAGAGTTAGATTAGACAATATAGATTATTTAATGGAGCAAAGATTATTTAGAAAGACAGTAACAGAACAAATTAATAGAAAGCCACCAAGAGTTACAGTAAAAGAATTTGAAAAGTATACAGATCTCTTATTAACAAATGTAGAATTGATACCAGCGCCTGCAGGTTCATCTTTGATTGAGCAATTAAAATCTCATTTAGAAGAATATTGCACTAACGATTCTGCAGCTACCACAAATAAAGAAGAAATATTTTTAGGAAACGTGTGGACATCAGAAAACAAACATCACTTTATATTTAATAAATTTTACTATGGTTATTTACAAAGAAGAAAATGGCCGGAGAAACATCAAACTACACAGGATTTATTAATACAACATTGCGATTGTAAGGACGACAGAATCTATGTTGGTAAGAAAAGACCAAGTGTTATGATAGTAGATGAATTTGATAAACCAGAAAATGTTTATAAACCTAAACAACTTAAACCAAAGGATGTGTTTTGAAAACAATTGTATTAGGACCTTTGACAAAAAAACAAGCAACTAAAAGAAGATGGAATGTAAGAAGAAGAGAATACAAAAGAGAATGGGAGAAAAAAAATAGACCATGGAGATCACAAGCAATGATGTTAGAAATTAAAAAGAAAGATCCGATAGCATACGAAAAGTATTTAGAAATAAGAAAAAATCATTATAAAAATTATAAACGGTCAGAAGTAGCAAAAGAAAAAAATAAAATTTATTGTAAAGCTTATCGAGAAAGACGTAAAGCACTAGGACTTCCTGCAAGAAGGGGCAAAAGTTCTTACAATCCCGTGGCTGCCAAGGCTATGAGGAGAAGACATAAACAAAATAAAACAAATAAATGGTTTAGTGACAATTTAAGAAAAGTTATACACAATGTTTTTAGAAGAAGAAGTAGTATTGAATATAAAAATTTAAGATCAAATGAACTTTTAGGATGTGAGTTTAAAACAGCTCGTGAACACATTGAATCTTTATTTAAACCAGGAATGTCCTGGGATAACTACGGTAAATGGCATATGGATCACATAATACCATGCGCAAGTTTTGATCTTAAATGTCCTATTCAACAATTAGCATGTTGTCATTATAAAAATTTACAACCTTTATGGGCTGTAGAAAATATGTCAAAGGGAGATAAAATTTTATGAAAACAATTGTATTAGGACCTCCAGGAACTGGTAAAACTCATACTCTTTTAAATAAGGTAGATGATTATTTAAAAGAAACTGATCCTGATAAGGTAGGTTACTTTGCATTTACAAAGAAAGCAGCTAACGAAGCCAAAGAAAGAGCAATTGATAAATTTAATTTTACCGAAGATGATCTTCCATACTTTAGAACTTTGCACTCTTTAGCATTTAGAAGATTAGGGATTAATAAAGAAAACGTAATGCAGCGTAGACATTACGAAGATTTAGGTAAAAAAATAAATATACAAATAGATTACAATGATTGGGATGAAGAAGAGACTGGACTCTTTACAACTAAAAGTGATTACCTACGTATAATACATTTAGCCAAACTTAGAAATATAACTCTTGATGAACAGTTTAATCTTAAAGAGCACAATCAAAAATTAGAATATACAAAACTTAAAATTATAGCGAATGAATTACAAAGATACAAAAAAGAATATGGACTTATAGATTATAACGATATGATATTAGACTTTGTAAAGTCTGATAAGTCTCCAAAATTTGATGTTGTATTTATAGATGAAGCGCAGGACTTATCTCGAATGCAATGGGATATGGTAGATAGTTTTAATACAAACGATTCTTTTATTGCAGGCGATGATGACCAGGCTATCTTTAGATGGGCTGGTGCAGATGTAGATTCTTTCATTACACAAACAGGAAAGATATTAAATCTGACTCAGTCAGTTAGAATTCCGAAAAAGATTCATGAATATGCTATGAAAATTATTGAAAGAGTCTCACACAGATTACCTAAGAACTGGCAACCCAAAGCACATGAAGGATCAATTACCAAACACTGGAATTTTGAAGATATTAATATGAGTAGTGGTAACTGGTTAGTATTATCTAGAACTAGACATCAACTAAAACCTTTAGAAGATATTCTAAAAGAAAAAGGATTATATTTTGAAAATAGATTTGGCAAATCTTTTGAAAAACAAATTCAAGAAGCCGCATCTAACTGGGAACATTTAAGACAAGGACAAGTAATGCATGGGAAAGATATACAAAAAATTGCACTCTATATGGGTGATACCAATTGGGATAAGAAAAAACTTAAAGCTTTAGTTAAAGATTCATTTTATGGCATTGATGCATTAACTAAAGGGTACGGATTAAATACTAAAAAAACATGGTACGAATGTTTTGATAACGCAGGTTCAAAAAGAATTACTTATATTAGAAAGATGAGAGCTAATGGTGAATCATTAAAAGAAGGTGCTAGAATAAAATTATCTACAATACACAGTGTCAAAGGTGGGGAAGAAGATAACGTTGTTATCCTTCCAGACTTAACACACAGCACACAACTAGCTTATGAACGTAATAGAGATGATGAGAATAGATTGTTCTATGTTGGTGCAACAAGGACCAAGGAACATTTACATATTGTAAGACCAAAAGATGAAAACAAATCATTTCCAATGGGGGACATATGAAAGAAAAAATTTATAAAAAGCAGGTAGGTGGTGATCACTATAAATCGATGGTCATTCAACCATCAGAATTTATTAACAGAAATAATATTCCATTTGCAGAAGGCAACGCAATAAAATATTTATGTAGGCACAAACAGAAAAATCAAAAAGAAGATTTGTTAAAAGCAAAACATTATATTGACATGGCTATTGATAGAGACTATCCTGAGCCAGTGAAAGAAGAAATAAAAAAGAAACCCAATTCATGGGGGATAAACAAATGATACAAAGACCTTTATTTGCACCGCAAACAGAATGGTTACCACCAGATTCTTTTCCAGACTTATCTAAGTATGATGAAATTGCAATTGACTTAGAAACTAAAGATCCAGATTTAATTAAAATGGGATCAGGTAATGTTACAGGAAGAGGAGATGTTACTGGAATAGCCGTAGCTGTACATGGATGGTCTGGTTATTATCCAATCGCGCACGAAGGTGGTGGTAATATGGATCGTAAGAAAGTTTTAAAATGGTTTCAAAGTGTATTAGATACACCAGCTAAAAAAATATTTCACAACGCCATGTATGACGTGTGTTGGATTCGAACGCTCGGTCTAAGTATTAACGGTCTTATTGTTGACACGATGATTGCATCGGCCCTTGTTGATGAGAATCAAATGCGTTATGACTTAAACAACTGCAGTAAAAGATACACTGGAAAAACAAAGAATGAAACAGCTTTATATGAAGCAGCGAAGAGTTGGGGGGTTGACCCCAAGGCAGAAATGTATAAACTACCTGCCATTTATGTTGGCGCATATGCAGAAAAAGATGCTGAACTTACATTAGAACTTTGGCAAGAACTAAAGAAAG